CTGTCGAAACCAAGAAAAAACGACAAAAAGCGGAAAACGGGGCGAAAAAAACATCCCTTCCAAATCAAGGTGTTAGGAGAAAAAACGTGATTTTTTTATTAACAGACGTTTTTCAAATCCTATTTATATATATTTATGTTAACCCTATACCTTTATATACTATTACTATTATTATGATATTATAATCTGTTTTTCTATTTTTAGTCCTTAGATTTTCAATTTTATTCTTTAGAATCATCCCCCTAGGTCGGACACAACATTTAACGGACCTTAGGCTACAGGTACCTACCCCCTAGTTTAGCGTCTAGGCCCAGTCGCATTTAGGTTCCTCAGGCTAAAAATCAGGTTTAAAACTTGAAATATCAGGTCCAAATAATCGATTCTGGCTCCATAAATGGCCCTAGATTGAACGATAATCTGAAATCTATATAATCATCAGGGCCACGGACGAATCGGACGACCACGGAGATATTTTAAAAGGCTACCTGAGGGAATGTGCCAACAAACAGGAAGAAAAAAGCTAGGCACCACTATTTTTGGCCAATCTCAACTGGAAACGCTAACGGAGGTTTTTTGGAACGATCTTTGACGGTACCAATCGGTATGTTGGATACATTGACATTGATGACAGGAGGAGACGGTGTACCTCACAACCTGATGACACCGCGAGTCTCCATGCTGCCAATCTGGATGGCACCGCGAGTCTCCATGCTGCCAATCTGGATGGCACCGCGAGTCTCCATGCTGCCAATCTGGATGGCACCGCGAGTCTCCATGCCGCCAATCTGGATGGCACCGCGAGTCTCCATGCCCTCCCCCACTAGTTCAGGGTTTCTGGCTCCAGAACGTCCTGAATTTTCCATAAATAATCGATTCTGGCTCCGTGGAGGCTCCTAGATCGAACGATAATCTGAAATGTTTATAATCATCAAGGCCACGGACGAAACGGCCACCACGGAGACATTTAGGATTATCCAAATGGTGAGGCGAGACGGCGTACCGACTGGAGTCCCTCCCCCATGCAAAACTATGGACCTAGCTGGATGGTATTGTGAGGCAAGGACCTGGCTGCAAGGCTCCTGTACAAGCACAACCTAGGTGAGCGCAAACCATAAATTTTGGGTAAAAAAAAAGCCGCTGACCCTAAGGCCAACGGCTACTCTTTTCTTCTACACTCAGCCAGGTATATCCCCTAGTTCGGCATAACCGACTGGCATAGTTTCCTGGTTGACCTTCTTGGCCTCTAACATTCTCTCATCTTTGATGTCTTTGATGTCCTGAACCTCAATGGTACCAGCCATTACTTCATTCATTACATCATCGGCAATCTGTTTTAACTTCTTTTGTTGTGCCGTCCATTCTTTACACCCACATTTACACATGGTGTTGTACCCGGAGGTTGAGCTGGCCTTCTTACCATAAGGTACATCAGCCAACAATTCATATTGTTTGTGATAGTAACAAAAGATGGCAACGACCTCACCATCAACCTTATAGGACGTACTAGGTCTGACTTTCGCCGCCATTAGGGCCTCTAGTTCCGGTAAAATAGTTGATACTTTACGGTTCTTATTGGCTTCTAAGATGGCGTGGAGTTCCAGGTACTGCTTTTTTATAGTAATCATAATATCATACTCTCAAAATTACCCGAGACCAGGCGGCCTCGGGGTGATCTACTTAACTACAAAGGCGACTAATTATATCATCGTTTTCAGGTTCATTAAAGTCAGCTACTATACTTTTAATAGTCTGGGACGATAGTACGAGTTCTTCTTCTACATTATAGTGCGGTCCACCTAGGTGAGCCGACCAAATCAGTTTTAACATCGGGTTATCCAATGACGCCACTCGCAGTTTCTCTAGTTCTACTGATAATTCTAGTAGTTCTAGTCGAGACATACTTTTTAAATCATACATAATATTATACTCTCAAAATTACCCGGAGCCACCGTGACCCCGGGGTTTTCTACTACATTTTTTCTATTCTTGTGATTAACTCAAGAGCGGTGTCGCAAAGTGGCTCTTCAGGGTCTATGTCTTTAATATAGGCCTCTAGGTCCGCTACTTGTCCGAGAAGTTCTTGGCTACCCAGGTTACTAATTTCTAATTGGGTGACTAGATATAGAAGATGTAAATGTTGTTCTAATAAATGGTCGTCCCAAAGTGACATTTTACCTGGATCCTTAGATGTCTTTGCCTCTTGGTAAAACGTTTCTAAAGTTACTAATTTTTTGAATAAATCTAAATTTGTCATAATATTATACTCTCAAAATTACCCGGAGCCACCGTGACCCCGGGGTTTTCTACTACTTCAGTCTACTTTCAGCCTCATGTTTCATTTCTAGGTACGGCTCCATTAAAAAGTCGTCCCAGATATGTGATAGGGCTAGATTCGTTTCGGCTTCTTTGGCGATCTCGTCTAAAACTATCAGGCGGTCTAGTAAATCAGATTTTTTTAATTCAGATAAATTTTTCATAATATTATACCCTGGTTGGTTTATTATATAATAATAACTATAGACAAAATTATAAAATTATAGTTATTTTATATAAATTTTTATTTTTAAATTTTTAAAGAGCGGCTTAAATAAAATAATTTATTTATTTAATACATCTATTATATAATAAATTTAATAAAAAGTAAACGTTTATTTAATTTATTTTTATAATAAATAATTAAAAAATAATTTATTTATTTAATACATCTATTATATAATAAATTTAACAAAAAGTAAACGTTTATTTAATTTATTTTTATAATAAATAATTAAAAAATAATTTATTTATTTAATATATATATTATATAATAAATTTAACAAAAAGTAAACGTTTATTTAATTTATTTTTGCCCTGGTTTAGCTAAGCATATTATTATATTATAATATAGCGATATAAAATATTAATACAAGCATATTATTATATTATAATATAGCGATATAAAATATTAATATAAGCATATTATTATATTATAATATAGCGATATAAAATATTAATATAAGCATATTATTATATTATAATATTATAATATAGCTGTGTACTAATATTATTATATTATAATATAGCTGTGTACTAATATTATTATATTATAATATAGCGATATAAAATATTAATATAAGCATATTACTATATTATAATATAGCGATATAAAATATTAATATAAGCATATTACTATATTATAATATAGCGATATAATATAATAATATAAGCATATTATTATATTATAATATAGCTGTGTACTAATACAAGCATATTATTATATTACTATATTACTATATCGTAATATCGTAATATTGGTGTATTATAATATTATAATATTCCCCGCCTCCCCCCCCTATGCACAGTCAGGCCTAAGGTCAGTTTTTACGAGGAGGTTTTTGGGAGAAGTTCGCTTTTTAGCATTCAACAAATATGTTGACTGCTATACTGTCTATAGAGTAAACGAGCCCGGAAGAGGTTTTTGGGAGAAGGTCAGTTTTTACGAGGAGGTTTTTGGGAGAAGTTCGCTTTTTAGTATTCAACAAATATAGGTTCTCCCACAGGGAGAAGCTCTGGCCCCACGGGGCCAGCGTTGACTGCTATACTGTCTATAGAGCAAACGAGCCCGGAGGAGGGAGAGCTTTCCCACCAACTTGACGCTTGGCCCTAACATTCGACATAGCCATGGTCCTTATGGCGTCAGCAGCGTGGGAGAATTTGTCATGTAGTGGACGGTTCATCCAAACTTCATGCTTTTCATCCCAATCTTTGCTGTAGTTAACAAAAGCTGCCTGTACCTCTGTGCACCTCTCATCTACCCAAAGGTTCTTAAGCTTGACCCTCACCTGCTCTATCCCTGCCTCGATACTAGTTCGGGGGAGTACCACAATGCTAGAGACCCCTAGTTCAATTAGGCGAAGCTTTCGGCTCTTACCCGTACCAAGTTCTCTAACCTCTATATCATGTGGAGCAATAACATCCCCAATATTATATTCAGACTCAGACATCTTCGTAACATAGTGCTCCAGTCCCTCGCCACTATTACTATACTCATCTACAATACGCCACTCTGTCCCCCAAACTTGAAAGTAAACCATCACGAAAGTATCATTCATCCCTAGATCAAGTGCCACATGTACCTTAAGGTTAGGGTCCCACAGGTTCTTAACCAACCTCTTCTTCTTAACTATGAAAGTGGCGTACAGCACTCCGTAGTAAGCCCCGCTAAGAACCTTCTTAAATGCCTCATCCGGCGTTGAGGGGTACTCCTGGTAGATAGCATCCCCTAGTTCCCTTAGCTGTGCGACGTAGAAGTTTTTCTGCTCCTGAGCTAGTACTACATCTACCTCCTCCATTAGGTCAGTGAAATATCGCTCCTCAGCCTGAGAGGGCTGCTCCTCAAATGAGGAGACACAGTCAGGGTCCCTAAACCAGGGGAGAAAGACGGGCTTGAAATCCTTAGGTGCGAAGCTACCCCTTAGCTCATTCGAAACAGCTTGGAGCCACAAGACCTTAAATGCATTGTCTCCTTCCGCCGTGCTTTCAATAACAACAACGTTTCCGGGGGCCACCGCCTGGAGAGTTCCCGTTAAAACCTCACGGGCTTTGTCGGGCGATTTGTTGGCGATCTTAGCTAGTTCGGAGACGTGTAATCTCTGAAGGGTGGCTGACCTAAAGGATGTGCGGATGAAGACGGTAGAGCCGTTGGTGAAGCCTAGTTCCGACGAGTTGTCCCGGAACAGACTGACTCCTAAGAAGGATAAAATTTCCTGGGGGAATGTGTCGATAGCTAGCTTAACTCTCTTAAGTAGCGTTGAGCTCTCAGAGAGGCCCTGGCTCATTAAACCAATAGTCTGGTCCGAATTAATTAGAGCATCGTCGTAAAAGGATATGAGCCAGAAGGTGGAGATTCCTTGTTGTCTGCTCTTAAGTACTATGATTCGTGCATGTCTGATGGAAGCCGCATACACCTCGTGTTGTGCATAGTTCATAACAAATTGGACCCGTTTACCTTGCTTGTCCACAATTGTGAAGAGGTTGTTCAGGCGCCAGAGCTTGCTGACAAGGAATCTCTGGATAAACTCCTCATCATCACTAGCCTCCCGCTCAAATAGGTCCAGGTCAACATCCAAGCCCGTATAAAGCAACTCCAGTGTAGCCCTGGGTATTGGTAATTGCCACATTAGTTGGACCTCCCTTCTTTGAACCGAGCTAGGAGGCTAGTACTCTCTATCCCACCGCCCGGTACACCCTTCTCCTGGGTACTAAAGGCCCCCTTCAGTACAGCTACGGAGGCTGCAATGCTGGCAACGTCCCTAGCAGGTACCTCATCGGCACGAAGTACTTGCCCCGCGGACAGCACAACTAGCTTCACCACTAGGTCAAGTTGACTGGAGAGGTCCTCCTCCTCAACTAGGCTAGTTAACAGTGATTGCTTTGTGTCACTAAACACTTGGTCAGCACTAAGCTGCCCAACGCCCTCCTCATCGTGAGCCATGACCTCAAACAGGCCAGTGTGAGGGTTAACTCTTGTGTCATGGTAGTTACCCGCCATTAGTTGTCTCCTCGTATATCTTGATTGCTTGAAGGCAATACCAGGTGAACGAGACGCCTTGCTTCTTGCATCTCTCTTTTATCTCCACCATTAGCTCAGTGTTTAGCTTATCATGGTTACTCACGTTAAAAGTGTGAGTAGTCTGTGTACGTTCTGTCATGCTTCCCCCCCTAAAAACACCATTATAACATGTAACCAATGAACACAACATAATTATTTTCAAAAAACGTGTACATTCTAGGAAAAACATGATATAATGATATTTGAAATACTTTCTAGCACAGCTAGACTATTCCCAAAAGAGGACATAATGAGCGACCCAACTGACGCTACCCCAGAAGCACCCACGCCACCAACCTACGAAGAACAGGTAAATGATGCTCTTTCGAAGTTCGCGGATGATGGTACAGGTAAGATGGTACTGCCTGCAGAGCTAAACCTAGATGAGGGCCTACGCTACTCAGTGATGGCGGAGAAACGCCGTCGAGACACTGAGAGTGCACTAAGTAAAGCCAAATCATCTTTGACCTCAGCTACCGCAGAGAGAGATGCTTTACAGAAGCGGGCAACTGCTACAGTCCCACTAGTTCTGTCTGCTGAAAAGGCAGCCGAGCTAGCCGAGCTACAACTAACTGACCCAGAAGCATGGCGTCAAGAGGTTAATGCCATGGAGACTGCAGCTAGTTCAGCCCTTTCAGAGGAGCTAACCACTTTATCAACCAACGCGGCCCAGGCTGCAGAACAAACAAGAAGAATCGGTGTACTAGCTGAGTTCAACCTACAGCATCCAGGTGCTGAAGTGACGGATGCTACACTAGCTTCAGATATTCCCCCTCGTATTAGCAATAAGCTAAAAGATGGTAAAATCTCTTTCGAAGAGTTTTTAACCGAAGCGAGTGACTACATTTCGAAAGGGAAAACCACAGCTCGAGCAACTCCTTCTACAGAGCCTAACCTAGGTGATGCGGGCGGTAACTCAAGTGGTGAACCCGGAAGTGCAGCACTTCCTAGCTACGAGGATTCAACATTTTAACGGGTACATTAGTTCAGGCTTAATGCTTGAAAGGAACTTATTATGGCTACAGGTATAGTCGATATTAACAGCGACCTAGTTCGCAAGAAATGGGTCCGAGAGGGCCTGCTACAAGCATCATCAAAATCATTTTGGTCAGCTTACACGGGCAAAACAAATGATGCTATTGTCCAACAAGTCAACAATGAAAGTGCAGCTGATGGCCACACTGTCGTGTTTGATAGTGATGGTAACCTAGCTGGAAAGGCAATCAAAGGTAAGAACACTGCTTTTGGTAAAGGTGAGCAGAAGAAGAAATTCTCTAACAAGATTACTGTTGATCGTTATCGCTTAGTTGCGGATAACGGAGACAAGTTTGATGCTGTAAACATTGGCGATTTAAGTCTCTCTCAACATACAGACTCCCGTTCTAAGTTGGGCGACTTGTTCATCCGCTTTAAAGATCAGGCGTTATTTGACTCGGCACAGGGCTTTAAAGACAACATTAAGCCATCACACTCAATTCAAATTGATGTGTCAACAACTGCTTTGTCTTACCAAGACCTAGTTGATATTGAGCTTAGTTTACGCACTGGTACTGGTTATATGACTGGTGACTTTGGGTCAACTACTGACGCACCTAGTCGTGCTCCACTAACTCCGTATCGTATGGCTGATGGCCGTTCAATCTGGGTTATGATGATTGACCCGTTTACTGCTGCCAACATTAAGGGAAATACTGCTGCTGGCGGTATTATGACCCTAGCTCAGCACGCAGATTTACGTGGTAACGGCAACCGTGTTTTCAAGGGCCTCCTAGGTCAGATTGGTCAGTTAGTTATCGTTGAAGCAGAAGCCTTTTTTGGTGAGACAAGTGGACGAGGCTTAGATAGCTCGGCCATTGAGATTGCTGGGCTACGTCAGTTCGATGGAACTAACTGGTCAGGTGAAGAAGGTTATGCTTCTGTACAGTACTCACGTAACCTAATCTTAGGTGGTGGGGCTCTTCAGATGGCATTTGGTATGCAGCCGGACTACAAGTTTAAGTCCTCTCAGGATTTCGACATCAAGTCTGAGTCAGCATTAGAAGTTTGGATGAACACTCAAAAAGTGAACCTCTTAGCTGAAAATGATGACTATGCTATGGCCAAACGTGCTAACATGGATAGCGGTGTTATTGCATTAGACTTAAAAATCGTATAACCCTCCACGCCGCCAGTAGTTGTTTCGCTGGCGGTCTTTTTATTAGGTGAATTATGACTAATGTAAAACGGGCTGGCACGTTCAGCCAAAAACGAGGGGTTTGTATTGGGTCTTACTCTGTAAATGAAGAGCAAATACTAGCTGACGGCTGGGTTGCTACTCTTCCAGAGAAGTCCATCATTACTTCTGTTAATGTTAATGTTAAAACTGCATCCTCTACTTCTGGTGCTAACCTAGATATTTGGGTGGATGGCTCTGTTTATGTACCCCTAGTTCCGGTGGATGCCGTGGGGGTTATTGATATGAGCATTCCAACAGAGTACTTTGAGAACGGTGGTTACATCTCTATTGATGCAGGGTCAGGCACTGGCGGAGTTCCTCCTGCTGCTGGAGACCTGGAAGTGGATGTTATTATTGAGTATATTGAGACCGAGCTAACCACTGGGTGTCTCACAACAATTGAAGATTAGGTGAAATATGACTGATATACAAAGAGAAGGTACGTTCGCCCAAAAGCGCGGCGTATGTGTAGGAGCTTTCCACATTGATGAAGAGCTTCTATTAGGTGGGGACCCAACTAGTGTTGTTGCTACCTTACCTGCACGAAGCATTGTTTCAAGTGTGCGAGTTAACGTTAGCTCTCCTAGTACCACTGTTGGTGCGGCTATTGCTGTCACTATTAATGGTGTTGCGATGGGCACAGCATTAGTTGATGCAGAAGGGGTTATTGACCTCTCTGTGGCTCCAGAGTACTTTGAAACTGGTGGGGCTATCGAAATTGAAGCTACTGCACCTCCTGGTGCTGGCGACATGGTGATAGACTTAGTGATTCAATATATTGAGCTAGACCTAACTACTGGGTGCTATACCGAAATCGCGGATTGGGTAGCCCCTTAGTCCCTAGTTCACTTTACATAGGAGGCATTATGCCTGATCAAAGAGTTATAGCGAAAGTCCTAGCTGGGGCAGAAGACCTCCTATTAGGTGAAGGAGTAGTAACGCAGAGCAGAAACGGTCTACCCGTCAATGTGACAAAAGTAGGTGCAACGTCTCTGCCTTACGCTACTGACCCTAGCTCTGGGGAGCACACGTCCATAAAGACTAAAATAGAGTCAATGGACAAAGCAAGTGCGGAAAAACCTCACAATGAAGCTTACGGGCTTCAGGGTGGGGTTGGTCCTAACCAGTACTACCACATTAGCACGAACCAGGCTCAGGCCTTTGCTGCAGCTAACGCTCCGTCTAGTAGCAACCCGGTTGCCACTATATTGGACCTACCAGTAGGCACTGATACCAACCATAATAATTTAACAAATCTGCAGGGGGGCGCTGTTGATGAGTACTTTCATCTAACGGACACCCAAAACGACGCTCTCCTTGCTGCGAGTGCGCCGTCGGGTACCAACCCTCTTGCTACCGTAGCTGACCTACCTGAAGCAGCTATCACCCAGCATAACCTAATGGGTGGGTTGCAAGGTGGTACAGCTAATGAGTACTTTCATCTTAACCTAGCTCAGCACGCAGCAGTTGCGGGGAACACCTCCTTAGCTGACAGTAACCCTGTAGCCTCCCGAGAGGAGCTAGGTGCGCAGACTAATCTACTAGCTAATGGCTGGCTACTTAGTTGGCTTAGAGGAGACGACGTAATTGACTCCAGAGCTGGTCCAGATGCCTGGTATGCTACAGCTGCTACGAGGTTCCAGAAGCTACTAAACCCTATAGGGGATGTAGCGATGGCCATAACTGTTAGAGCAACAGCTGCTAACATAGCTTCTAATGTTTTCATTTACCAGTATCTCCCTTGGAACCAAACTAGGGAAGCTTATAAAGGTACTTTTGCATTCAACTGGAACGCCACTGCCATACCTGTTGGGTGGGCACCTGAAGTAGTAGTGCTGGACGGCACGGTTGTACTATTTTCTATCCCTATCCCTAGTCCTGAGGTTGGTGGGGTTAGAAAGGTAGTCACTGTTGACATTCCACAGACTGTAGTAGGCACTCACTTAAGTATAGGCATCGCATGGCTATCTGGAGTTACCACTGAAGAGTTTGATGTAATAGCAGAATTAAGTGGTCTTATGTTCTCTGCTGGAGAGCACTATACTGGAGCGCTTCCACCACTGTCAACAATTTCTATCTTATCTGAGACAGAGTTTTGGGCGCAGAGCAGAGGGGCTTTTGGTGGGTATATTAAAGGTGATGGAGGCACTTCCTACAGAGTTAGTAATACTTTTACTACTAGCATGCCAGAAGGAGAGATTTTTGCGGCTGTTTTAACTGCAGAAATTGAAGGTGGTATTGCTAATGTTCTTGGGGCCACCCTAGATGGAGGGCAAGGTATTGCTTCTATTCAGCTAGACACTCCCATCCCCGTAGACCAGGTAGTTTGGTTTGAAATAGGCTTTCTTTTAGGAGTACCATTTTAATGGTTATTGTAACAGTACGAAAATTTAACAACGGGGACTTCTTTGTTAACGAAGTGGTCAACTACGGGCAAGGTCCTAAGACAACAGCTATGATAGATAAGTGGCTGGCAACACCTCCCCCCCTAGTTGACCCAAGTCTTCCAGAGAGCCCTGAAAACCCAAGGCTTCCTCCTAACGAAGTTGAAGAGTACTCACCTAGTTATGGGTATACTATTCAACTAGCTAAGGATGCTAAACAAGCAGAGACTGACAAGTATGAACAGAGCCTCACTGATGAAGCGAATAAGAACCCTTATGTAGGTAAGCACACTACAGCTAGAAAGAATAGACAGTATGTTGCGATGTGTTCAAAACGCACTACAAATAATGGTAATGGCAATGGGGCGTCCTCCAACAACTCAGGTAACACTCCCCCTAGTCAGGAGGAGAACGCCAGGAACACGGTGTTAGCAGACTATGAGGGCTCTGTCTACTCAGCTAGTGACCTAGTGTATGGCATTTTAGAGGACTTAACAGACATTGATGCTATTCTGTCACTAGATGTGTCTACAGCGGTGAACTGGCCAGAGTGGACTCCCCCCGGATGATAAAAGCACTTCTTCCTATTTTACTGACCCTTAGCTCGTGTACTTCTGTAATTATCTACACTGCTGAAACTGGGGTGACTCAGGCAAAAATAAAGCCCGGTGACATTACTATACGGGCTATAGCAGTAATAACTAAACAAGGACTCGATGATGACAAGGCTACAAAGCATCTTAGAAAGGGCAAGAGACACCTTAGCGGACCCAAACAAAGAAAGGTGGTCAGACCCAAGACTCCTTAGGTTAGCAGACGAAGCCCAGAAGACAATTGCGCTACATGCAAGGGTCTTGAGGGACACCATAGTTGTCGACCCAGTCTATGGGAAGGAGATTTATGACCTTCCTACTGATACTCAGCGGTTCACTCGAGTAGTTAAATGTAACCTAGATGACGATGAGAGTAGGCCAGACCTACCTTTAATTAGCCATGAGTATGCAGATAAGCACTTAGGGCTGGGATGGGAAGGCCACCTAGGTGACAACGTAACTGCTATAGTGTTCGATAAGAACAATACTCAGCAGTTCAAAGTCTATCCTCGCCTGACTGTACCAGTAAGATTAGATGAGGCGACAATCCCAGCCAAGGCTATTATAGAGTGGTCGGCAGAGCTAATTCGGTTACTAAGTGAGTTACCTGTGTATGGTACTGTGATAGCGGCACAAGGTATTGTATTTGAAGAGCTATGGGGAATTCCTGGCACGATTTACTCTACTGAACCCACTGTATTCCAACCTACGTTTGGTATCATTAGTATAGGCTTAGACTCTCTTTCTCCAGAAGCGCTTAATACACTTCCTTACGGCGTAACCGTAGCCATTGAAGACTTAGACCTAGTGCCTACCTTTGGGGTAGTTACTGACTTCGCAGCTCCTGATATGGCGGTTAAGTTTGACCAGCTTTTTGGAGTACTCTCCTGGTGGGAAGACCTAGTTAACGACTATGGGTTGTGGGGGGTGGTCACTGGTGCTACTGATGAGGTAGACGACTTTTCTATCCTCCCCTTAGATGGTGTGTTAACTGCTATGTTTGATGGGCAGGAGGACTATGAAGTTATACCTCTAGAAGGTGTCACAACTAACTTTAGCTGTAATCAGAACGCTCCTGAGTCTCTTATGGTGTACTATCAAAAGCAACCTGCTACTATCGAGTCAGAAGAAGCAGAGCTAGAGGTAGACCCTGCATTTGACAAAGCAATTAAGTTCTACATTACTGGCATGGCTTTACGGGATGATAAAGACGTCCAGAATAGGTCTATTGGTAATGAGGAGCTTCAGCTCTTCCAGATAGAGCTTAAGCAAGCTATGGAGCAAGGCTTCATGGATGGTACTGCTAGTAACACTCAGTACCGAGCGGAGTACACTACAGGATTCGACCCAATATGAAGCTACAGTTATTCCAAGGGGGCCTCAATACCAGAGTAGCCCCAGAGCTAATAAACGCTAGCCAATCAGTTGTCAACCTAAATGTAGACATGTCCACTGGCCAACTAGTTCCGGTCAACGGACTTAGTTCAGAGGTGGACTATACTGCTGATTACCCCTATTACTGGCAAGTAGGCGGCGAGTACATGCCTAAGGCCGACACCAGAGACTACCTTCCTTATCAGGGAGACCTCTTTTGGACTGAGCTAGGTGGCGTACCCTCCAAGTATATCGATGGTGTAACTAGTCCATTAGGTCTAGAGGCCCCTGCTAACTGGCTAGAAGCAGACCTAGTTGGAGTTATAACCTCAGTTAGTGATGAAGACACTGACAACTATACTTTTGTGCCATCGGTCTACGGGGTTACATTAGGTATAGACGACGGAGTGGACCAAATAGAGTATGACACTGTTTTTGGAGTAGCTGAGAGTACACAGAGCGTTGTCTCAGTTCTCTTATCTTTGCCTCCTCCTTCAATTGAAGTGTATGAAAATACCTTTGATAGCCTCCCAGAAGTTAAGGCTATTTCAGGGGACTTTCCTGGGGGCACAGAGACATGGTATGTTTTACTACATGACGAAAATGGTCTTATCTTTTTTGACGAAGCAGAGATAGACACAACTAGTAGTTCTGGTGCGGAGCTAACTGCTTCTGGAAGGTACCCTAACTTCATGGAGGTAAAGTTTGCGCGCATCTACGAGGGGACGTTATTTGACGTTCCTTCTACTGATACGGTATACGATATTAGTGGCAACACAACTACTGACCTAACCCTTTCTCAGCAGTTGTACAGAGAGGGAACAATCCTAGCTGTCCAAGGAGCTATTACCTCTGAGGGATATACTGGGTCCTTATCTGAAACAGTTTACCATAAGATTGGTGAAGGTGAAGTATGGATGGAGGTAGTCCTTGAAGAGACTGAAGGCACTAAGGGAGCCAGCAGAGGAGAGGACACTTTCATAGGTAGGCGAAGAATTCCTACCGACGACATCACCTCCCTTTATGTTGGACCAGAGGTGTTTTGGGAAGACTCAGGCTTGACAGGCACTATTCAGTATGTGTATACTTACTACGACGTGGTTGATGGTACAGAGTCTCAACCATCCCACTTGTCAACAGAAGTAGAGGTATACCATGGGTACCTTAGCTATTCAGTAATTGCCTCAGACTCTCCTAACGTAACACATATTAAGGTGTACCGTATAGGGGGAGGGCTACTAGACTTTACTGAGATAGCAGAGCATCCAAACCGTACAGCTGACTACTTAGATCTACAGTCTGGGCTTACTGCCACAGGGGGTACTCTAGCCACTGAGCTAAACGGGGTGCCTCCAGAAGGTCTTAGGTTCTTGAGAGAGTCTCATGGAGTCTTTTTTGGAGCACTAGGTCCGAAGCTTTACTTCACTAAAAGTGCAGGTAATCCTAACTACTGGCCAGAGCCTTATTATATAGACATCCATGAAGACATTACAGCTATCGGGGTTATAGCCGGGGGGCTAATAGTATTCACTAGGTACAGCTCTTTCTTGATAAGCGGAACTAGTTCAACTACTTTTGTTAAGTACACAATCAGTAACGACCAAGGCTGTATCGACCATAAGTCAGTAGTACTTAAGGCTGGCTCCGCTTTGTTTCTATCTACTGACGGGCTTTGTACAGTAAACACTAATGACGTTGTTGTTATCAGTAAAGTACTACTAGGTGAAGTATTGTTTGCCCCAAGGATAGCTTTACTATACAATGAGGTGTATTATTGCCAGCTAGAAGACGGGTCTATCTTTGTCTACGACATGAGATACGAGCGAGCTTTTCATTACTATGACTTTGACACTTCGTGGCTGGTTAAGAAGGATGATTGTCTACTAGCTGTGAAAGACGGAGAGGTTAGAGAGTGCTTTGAAGGGGAGCCTTCCAGCTACGCTTTCCTAACTGGTAACTTAACCGAAGGCGCAAACACTCACCTAAAGCTTTACGACGAAATCTATGTCTACGTAGCTAAGGGGGAAGTTAAGCTTTCGGTTTCTATAGACTCCATCCTAGTTGGTACGTTTGAGCTGGAGGCTGCACCTAAGCCCATAAGAATAGCAGTACCTCAGGAGAACCAACGAGGCTCCTCTATTCAGTTCCTAGTTGAGGGCACTGGAGTAGTTAGAGAAATTGAGTACAAAGTAGGAGGTAGAGCTAATGGCAAATAACACCTTTATAGAGGTACCCCAGGACGTAACTAATCCTACTAGTTTGTATAGGTTCCTAGCTCGCCTAGTTGAGCAGCTCGACGTTGCCTTTGGAGAGAGATCAGCTGATAAGTTTGTATCAGAGACTGAGCTGCAGGCAACTAGGGAAGAAGCAAGGGAAGACGCTAAGGAACTAGTCTCTGAGGCAACTAGTGGGTTGGCCACCACTAGGTCAGTACAGCTCTTAGAGGGGGCCCTAGGGCAACCTAACCTACCAGACCTAAACATTTTGAGTGTTGTTAGGTCAAGTACGTACGTTCAAGTAGAGGCACAGGAAGTAGCAGACCAAGTAGAGGCTATAGGTGACAAGGTAGATGATATTTTGGCCATCCTAGCTCGGTCAGGTATAATGTTAAGATGATAACGATACCATATAGAACGTTGTACTTCTCCCCTTAACTATGATATAATAATGATTAATAAATTAACTAGGAGTAGCTAATGGCACAACGTAACTTAAACCTCTTATTCAGTGGAAAAGACTTTTCTAAAACCTTGGCAGAAGTATCAAGCCCCAGCTTAGCAGGGCTCTTTGATGTAGACCAGGCAAGAGAAGATATTGAAGGTCTCCCTTTTAAAGACTGTCGGTCTCTAATCTGTCGCCAAAGTGATGAGCTAGGGGTACCCTCTGGTATGACTGAAGTAGAAGTGCTTCGCCACCGAGCAAAGTATGGCATCACTAATACCGATGCACAAGACACTGACCTCTACCGCTTTGTACCTGCAGCCTACGCTGAAGTCATGCGCCTAGCGGCAGCTATGGGAGCAGAACAGATTGGCCGTGTTGCTATCACGCAACTAGTTCCAGGTGGCCATGTATTGCCACATCGGGACTATGGTACTTACTTTGACCACTATGACCGTCTACAGATTGCCCTAGGTGGTGAGGGCTGCCTGTTTAGATGTGGTGACGAAGTAGGCAAGATGCTTCCAGGTGAAGTCTGGTCATTTAATGCTAAAGAAGTGCATGAAGTATGGAACAAGTCAGAAGTAGTACGCTGGCATATCGTTGTCGACCTAAAGCTAAAGGGTAGCAGATCAACTCGCTGGCCTGAAGTACTAGACTATACAGACAACACAGACAACACAGAGTTTGATGTACATGATAAAAATGATAAAAATGGTAGAAGAAGGCACAGCTTATGCTTAAGTTTGGCGTAGAGCCTCTTACTGAGGGGCTAGCTGCCGAACTGACTCCGCTTCTATTAGCTAGTCATGAAGAGCTTGGAGACCCTAAGGCGGAGTTTGCGCCTTTCTGGGAAGCCTATTTCGAAGTAGCTAAGCAAAACCAGTTGCTAATAGTAACTGTGCGGGCGGACTGGCAACTAGTTGGTTACTTTGTAGGCGTTATTGGTCCTAGCTTACAGTACAAACATTGCTTAGTTTGCACGTTAGACACAATGTTTATTTCTGCTGAGTATAGAAAAGGGACTTGTGGTAGTAAGCTACTTAAAGAAGTAGAACGGCAACTAGGGAAACTAGGGGTAGACAGGTGGCTAGTTGGTAGCACTATTAGGTCTGACATCTCTAGCCTTTTTGAACGGCTTAAATTTAACAAAATTGAAGTCCACTATTCAAAGTGGTTAGGAGAAACTAAAGATGCTAAAACTAAGGCACCTAACTAAGGGTCTCGGACTAGTTCCACGCTTTTATATTATCGCAGGGGTGATTGGGGCTGTAGCAGGTGCTGCTGCTGGTATTGGTCAAGCTGTAGCAAGCTCCAATGCGTCTAAGCGAGCAGCCAAGTCCCAAGCAGAAGCACTGCGTAGTCAAGAAGCTGCTCAAGAGGAACAGCTAGACTTTCAGAAGAGCCAGTATGATGACTGGCAATCTGTGTATGGCCCAGTTAGGGAAAACCTAGCTAGTCTATACATGGACCTAACTCCTGAAACGTTTGCCGCTTCAGGCCTAGCTAAGCTTGACCAAGAGTACCAACAGCAGTTCGATGACTTTGAACGGCAGTTTGCTCAGCGAGGCATTGACTCACCGACTCAAGATATGCTGCAAGGCAGTATGGCCTTGCAACACTCTAGAGACTCCGCGAATGTTCGCCAACAGGCCCCATTACAGGTGGCTGGGGTACAGCAGAACTTCTTGAACCAAAATGTAACTAACCCTGCTGCTTCAGGAGTGGCCAATGCCCTAGGTAACACGGCTAACCTTTATGGTAATCAAGCTAACTTCTACGGTCAGCAACAACGGTACTATGACCAAGCTACTGCTAATGCGGTGTCTGGTATAGGGTCCTCCCTAGCTGGAGGTATTGCAACTGTTACCGGACTAGGTGGTTTGAGTGGTGTTGGTGGAACTCAAGGTTCTACTGGTAATGTAACAACCCTTGGCCTAAGTGGGCAGTACCCAAGTGCAGCAACAGCTATCACACCAAATTTCGGAGGGCCTTACTAATGGCAAATGCAGGACTAGCTGGCTTAGGTCAGGCGCTAGGGTCTATCGGCCCCGCAATATTAGAAGGTACCGCCATCGCGAGAGGCAGAGCTGCTGAAGACCGCAGAGCGAGCTATGTTGAAGAAGACAGACAGCAGCGCCGTGTAGAAGCAGCTCAGCGTCAACAGATGGGGGAGTTCCAACTAGCTGAGATGGGCCGGCAAGATAAGATGGCTCAGGCTACAGCACCTGCTCGTGAAGAGATGATGCTGGCGGAGCTTAAAACTCAGACTGCAACCTTAAAGCAGCAAAATAGCAAAATCTTCCAGCAAGAGTCTTTCCAGGTAATGCAGAACTTCTGGGATGGAGGTGGTTCAGAGCGGTCTACTGATACGCTAAACCAGTTTATCCAAAAGAACAAAGATAACCCACTTATGGAAACAATGTTTCTCTATGGTAACGACGGTAGACCTGTTAGAGTAGACCCCGTTAGCGACGCGGGTGCAGCCTTAGGAGTAGAGCACCTAAGGAACATGCCAGGTGTTGACGAAGAGATGCTTAAAGAGATGGACCTAGTTGATGGTACCCTAGATGATAAGTATGACATGGAAGCTATTAAACGTCGCTTTGTTAATGTCACTTACCAAACTGGTAATCAGCACGTTATTGACATGGTTACTCTTTCTGACATCTCAGGGTTTACTAGATGGACCTCAGCTAAGCAGAAAGAAGAGATGCTTGCAATGCGTAAGCTAGCTCCCAAAACCCCTACAGCTACGGCTATGGAGCGAAATGCAAATAGATATGCAGCTTCGAAAGGAATATCCGAAGACGATGCTTTTAACCTTGGTTATGAGGCTTCCCTAGGTGGGACACAAGCTGGTAAACTAGGTATCTCCCAATCAGCTAAGGACCAGTGGAATGCAGGTGGGTTCAGCCAGCTAAGTCATGAAGACTTACAGAAGTCTCCAGAAGCGAGAAAACTAGTCGAGAGGATAGAGATGTCTCAGGGGTTATCTAGCGCTGAAAAGGCTGAGATGAGAGAGCTTAGTTCTATCATCTCGCTAAGCCAAAACGCCGCCGACTTGACCTCTGACCAAACCGGTATCTGGGATAACATGACAAATAAGGCAGCTAGCTATGTTACTGATGACATAACTAATGCTAAAGCCAAGGCGTCATACAGTGCACTGATGAACCAAGTTAGAAACAACTTGTTTGGTGCCACTTTGACAGATGGGGAGATTACAGCGTTTAAAGATGCTTATGGGTCCCTAGGTCAGAAGCATGGTAAGGTACTAGCTGGACTAAGTACTGCCCTAACACAAGTGCAAGCTAAGCTAAAAACTATCATGGCGTTTAGTGACCCTGCGGTTATCCAGTTTCGTACTGGTAAGACAGTAGAGGAACTAGATGAGGTTATGGCTACCTTAGACCTTAAGATTGCTATGTACGATAGCGTAGCTGTAGGAGAGATTACAGTTGACCAGGCAGCAGAACTACTTCAGAATGCTCAAGCTAGTGGTGCATCAGGTACTGAACAAGCCCCTCCTGCTCAGCCCACTTTAACTGATGAAATGGTACAACAGATGCTATTTGGAGGTAACTAATGGAAAAGCAGAATATAACCAGCATAGAGTACCTGAAAGACACTTTTAAGATTGGGTATGAAGCTTATGAGACGTCAAGAGAGGAAGCTAAGACTACCTGGAATATGTATCATAATAGAAACTATACTCCAGAGCAGCTAGCTGTCCTACAGAATAGAGGGCAGCCAGCAGAGACCTTTAATGTTATTAAGATGTTCGCTAGAATGCTACTTGGTTATTACTCTACAGTAGTAAACAACGTGCAGGCCTTACCTGTTGGCCCCGAGGACGTTGCCACTACTAATGTACTGAACGATGTCATTAGCTTCTCTTTTAGAGATACCAACTTTGCAGGCGAAGGCGAAAAGATAAAGCTAGATGGTATAGTAGCGGGTTTAATGTGTGTGTACGTGGATGCGGTGCCTACTGGCGAAACTGATGAGTACGGTCGACCTAACTATAAGATAAAACTTGAGCACGTTCCTGAGTCAGAGATTGTATTGGACCCAGATAGTACCCAAGACGATTATAGAGATGCTAGGTTTATTCACCGGTTTAAGTGGGTTTCTGAGCAACAGCTAACTGAGTTATTCGGTGCAGCTAAGGTTGATGAGCTTGAGGAGTACTACAACTTCACTAATGAGCAAGACGCTGACTGGACAGATGAGTGGGAGGTAGGAGACTACCGGATTCACAATCAGTACCTAGTTGTGCACTCTGTAGTACGAGAGGGTGACGAAGCGTGGTCTATCTTCTGGCATGATACCGTGGTCCTTAGTAAGACTAAGCTAGCTCGTGTAGCTTCACCTTACCGTGTAGTTAAAACTAACTTCTCCCAGGAAAAAGAATACTATGGTATCTTTAGAGAGATACTAGAAACTCAGAACGCGATTAACCAGGCGCTTATTAAGCTTCAGCTGTTAGTAAACACTCAGAAAGCATTTGTGCAGGATGGTGCAGTTGAGGACCTAGCTGACTTCACAACAGCATTTAACCGTGTAACAGCAGTTATACCTGTCAAGGACTTATCTGGCATTAAGGTTGAGACCCTAGGTCGGGAGGCCATGGAGCAGTACGCTATTATCGATAAGGCGTTAGACCGAGTACAGCGGATATTAGGTATGAATGATAGCTTCTTAGGTATGGCCTATGCTTCTGACTCAGGCAGAAAGGTTAAGCTTCAGCAGAACGCAGCTATGGTGGCCCTTCGCTACTTCACTAGCCGAGTTGATGTCTTCTACCGCTTGATGGGTTGGGACATGGCCCTGCTGATTAAGCAGTACTTCCACTCTCACCAAGTCATTAGAATAGCTGATGACATGGCAGGAGAGCGGTGGACTGAGCTAAATAAGCCTATGCAATCCTTTCAGGGCCAAGTAGACCCTCGTACTGGGGAGCCTGTAATGGAGACGGAGTTTGAAGAAGCTCTTGACCCTCGTACTGGTGAGCCAATGATTGACGATGATGGTAACTTTATCATTGCACCAATCCCTGAGCCTGGTACCGAGCTAGCTGTCTCTAAGTTTGACATTGAGATAACTACTAATGCTTATAATGATGAGGACGAAAAGAACCTAGTTATGATTGAGCAGGTACTACAGGGGTCTGTAGGGCAGCTACTAGCTCAGGTTAATCCAGCTGGTTACTTCAAGGCAGCTAGCTTAAGTATGGAGTCAATGAAAACTAAAAACTCTCCTCAGATAGCTAATATCCTAGACCAGACAGCGCAGATGCTATCTCAGAACCAACAAGCAGAACAGCAAGCTAGTGGCATGGCACAAGGTATGCCTGGTCAACTAGCTCAGCAAGCCACCCCTGATATGGGTGAAGTACAAGCCAACTAAGAGGTCCCCGGACATGGCAGGAATTAAAGAGTTAGTTAAGTTAGGTCTACGAGCAGCAGATGACACTGGAGCTAAGGTGGTCTCCCAGCTGGACGTAGCCCTGAATCAGATAGCAAATAAAGGTGAAAACCGTCAACTATCTAGGCTAGAGAAAGAGCTAAGAAAACGTGGTGTTAAGCAGCTAGAGATTGACCAGTCAGGTATCTTAAAAGGAGACGCCCCAGCAAAGCTAGGTCCTGAAGAAATCAGAGGCCTCTCTGCTGGTAGGCTAGACACTAATCAAATTACACCAGAGGAGTTTACTAGCTGGGTTACCAAGGCATGGGAGGCAGGCAACCCCAGAGTCGGCGAACTAAATAGAGAGCGGCTTGACCTAGATGAGGCTAACAAGGAGTTCATACCTCTTTTAGCCCGGATTAACCAAGGGTCGATAAGACTTACCCCAAAGGACCGTGAGGAAATCAGGGGCCTCTCTGCTGAATTAGGTGAAGAGGGCCAGAGGTTCGTTAGGGAGGTAAGTAGTGAATATGCGGACACCACCTTGCCTGGCACAAACTTTGATACCTACACAGAAGACGTAGTAGGAAACACTAGCTTGCCAAACCTAGGTCAGCAGTCTTCCCACTTTGATACATCAGGCTACCAGTTCCACTCTCGAGGTGACATACTAGGTAAAGATCATAAACCTATTGAAGTACTTGACCTGGGAGGTAACACCCTAGGCAGTTTTGTAGAGGGCTCCCTAGGTAAGAAGGAGGTAGCCGACCTTGTCCGCTCTGCCTTCAAGGCTAACCTATCAGTCAAGTACTACCTAGAAGATAGTGAGAAAGCAGTAATCAAAAGCTTTTTGGCTTCAGGGAACATGAAAGAGATGGTCTCCGAGTTTGGTATTGGTCGCATAGGTCGTACAGTTGAGAACTATTGGAACAGTAATGACCTGATTAGCAGCTCTGAAGGCCAAGCCTTACGGGAGCTTACAGGTACCTCAACAAGTGTTAGTACTAAAGGCAAGTCAGTACGTAGAGTTCAAGAGATACAGTCTGACCTAGAGAACGAAGCACTACAAGCAGGTGCAGACGTAGTTAATCTCCCTTATAACTTTAGAGCCGAAGCTCTGAAGCAACAGCTAGTTGCCGCAGCTAATGATGGCCAAGAAGAGCTTTGGGTGGCTATTAAACCTGAAGGCGTGGCAGACCTAGCTAGAAGTGAGTCCGTACAGAAGCAGTATGACACTCGCGTAGTAAATGAAGTAAAGAAATTAGCAAAGAAAGTAGGTTCAAAGATGAGGCTAGAAGATGGGTATGCTAAGATAGCTATCCCAGCAGCTGGCTTCTCAGTACCTCTTTATGCAGATGACAATGGAAGTGCCTCACCTCTTCAAGCAGCTACTCCTGCTGGTGAGGCGCCTCCGCCCAATATGGTACCAAAGGTACAAGACCTGTTCTCTAAAGGGGTTGAGCCCTCACGCATTAGCTCTATGCTTACCGGTAAGTACGGTCAAGAACAAGCTAATGCCATTATGATGGAGGCGTTAGCCCCTAAAATCGAGGAACTAAGGGCTAAGGGGGCTACTGACGATCAGATTAGCTCGGCCCTTAGCTCTGCTGGTTTGGGCCAAAATCAACCGTCACAGGCCGAAAATATTCCTGGTATAGGTCAACCTACGTTAGACCAAAATCAACCAACGACGGAGCCCCAGGCTCAAAATACAGGCCCTATTTCTGAGACAGTCCAAGGCCAAGTTCAGGCTGAAACAGCAATCCCTATTAATGGAACGCCTGAAGAAATAATTGGGTCGATTAATGCTATCCGACAGAGCTGGGCCCAAACAGGGTACTCTCTATTAGGTCAGCTAGACCCAGAAGCCCGAGCTAAGTCAGAAGCCATCCAGGCTGATACTAATGCTGTTATGAGAAAGACGTTAACCGAGCAAGGGCATAACGTACAGCATATAGCTAAAGATGGTACAGTAACACTTCTAGACCCTCAAACCGGTAAACCTAAGGTGCTAGAGTCTGAATTACTAGACTCTATGATAGATAGTATTAGAGTGGCTAGTGGAGAGATAAGCGCGGCTGTAGTAGGTGGAGTTATTGGTGGAGCCATAGGTGGTGCTGCTAGTGGAGGACTTGGGACAATCCCAGGTGCTGTGGTAGGCAGTAGTGTAGGTGCGTATGCTGGGCGAGGCTATGACATGCTAGTTCAAGCCTCCTTCTTAAACTACGAGCTAGGTATGCAGGAGACATTCAGTAGCATGGAAGCAGCAGGACTCGCTGACATGGCTGGAGGTATCTTAGGCAGCACCCTAGTTATGGGTGCGAAGGCTACAGGCTCGCTAATCACTAGCTCAGGCCCTGCACAAGCGCTAGCTCGAGGCTACCGGTTTGTGGTAGATGGAAATATACAAGGTGCCTACAATGCTATTAAATCTGGTTTAGACATCAATGACACTCGTGCTGTTCAACTAGTTGAGGAGTGGGAGAATGTAACTGGCAACTATGTCTTATCGGAAGCAACCAGAACAGGCCAAAAGGCTACTGATGCTGAAGCAACCAAGATGATTCAGATACTAGCTGAGACAGAACCTGGTGTGTCAGACCTAGTTCAGGCGGCAACTAAAACTGCTAAGTCAGGTGGAGCTAAGCTAAGAACTAGTATTGGGGACAGGGCACAGGGTGTACTTGACATGGCTAATGACATAACTAGTGACAAGGCACTGATAGCCACTAAACAAGGGTTAGACTCTTACGTTAAGGCTACAATGACTAACTTTGGAGATGTTAAGAAGATAGGCACCAAGCTTATGGATGGGACAGGCTATAGGTTTAACTTCCTAGAAGTGCCCATGATACCTATCATGAAGGAGACTAAGAAGAAGATTCTGAACTCCCAGCTACGTAGGGACTTCACTCTCTATATGGACCGTATTAGGCAGTTAGGTGGGGCTGACGCTACTGAGCTACTAAATGCCAGAGCAAGGGCTCAAGGACCTCTTCCGCCTGACCTAAAGTATAGCCCAGTAGAGTTAGAAGCAGCTAACCCAATGCGAGACTTCCGTAACCTCCTGGAGATGAAAAAGGTTACTAACGAGTTTAGGGCAGATGCAAGGTTTAAAGGCTTTGTTAACCAGAAAGCAATGGACGCAGCCATGAAGTCTATCGATAAGGAGATAGCTAGTGCTGCAACCACCTACATGCCTAAGGGTAAAGAGTGGTTGAAAGAGTGGCGTAAAGCTAATAATGAATACCACAAGATGAAGAACCTAGAAAGTAATGTTCTTTACAAGGTATTTTCTAATCCTAGGTTGTCAATAGACAAAGGGGTGAAAGCTGTACGTGAGAGCCTTAGCTACCAGGACCCCTCTACTTTCATGCAAGTGGCAGGTAAGCTAGCTCCGAAAGACAGGGCGGCCCTGGAAGGCTCTGTTATGAAGCAACTAGTTGAGAAGCATTCAAAGCACGTAGTGGACAAGCAAGCTTTACACTTCCCAGCACTCGCTCAAGAGCTAAACAAAATGGCATTTACCCAACCCAAGACTCGTGAACTAAAGCAAATAGTCAATGCGATGGCTGTGGTATTTAAGAACGACCCTCACTTATCCATTGCTGCGGGTAACATACCGCTACCTAAGTTTCAGAACGCCCTTACTGTAGACCCTACAGCTAAGGTGAAGTATGCAGTAGCAAGTAACCTGTTTCACGCTATGCAAGCTAGAATTCCATGGTCTTCTAACGCAGGACGTATGGCAGCAGTTAGTCTGCTGAGTAAGGTACTAGATAACCCATTAGATGCACAGACTCTGAAGCAGTTGAACAAGTTGCTTCCAGAGGACCCTGCTCTAACTAGTTCTATCAATCAACTAGCTATCCAGTACGCTAAGACAGGACAGAAAGAGAACTATGGTAAAGTACCTCTTTACTCGGCAACCCTAGGTAAGAAAAGCAAAGCACGAAACACTCACCTAGGTAAAGGGCAGATGTACTGGACAGATAAGAAGACGGCTAAGACGATAGCTAAGGGCGTAGAGGGAGAGTTTAACAAGCTAGATGAAACCCTAGTTCTACACACTCGACTTGCTACACTAGAAGACGTAAAGAACCTACTAGGTTCAGATGTTTCACCAGAAGTACTGAGGTCTCCAGAAGTGGCAGAGAAACTAATTGATAAGGGTTTCTTAGGGCTAACAGAAGGCGACAAGGTATTAATCTTTAAACAATGAGGAAATAACCATGGCTACAAAAACAGTAACTAAATCACTAGGTGGGATTGAAGACCTACTATTAGGTGAAGAAATTCGAACACAATCAAGAGCGGGCCAAACTGTCAACGTGACAGGTCTAGCTGGCTCTACTATTCCATTAGCTGGGGCTAACTCAGAAACTATCGAAGAAGCTGTCAGTAGTATGGGTAGTGACCTAGCTGAGCTAAGTACAGAGGTGGCTATTACCGCAGGCAAAGCCGCCCACAACTTTATCATGAATGGCCGTTTTGACATTTGGCAGCGCAGCAATACCTTTTCTGGTACAGGGTTTGGCGCAGCTGATAGATGGACAGCACTACGTGTAGACTCTACGCTAGACCAGTCTCGCCAGGCATTTGACGTGGGCCAGACTGTTGTGCCAGGTAACCCTAGCTACTTTCACCGGTCGGTAGTAGTACATAATGATGGCTCAGCTAATTCTGCTCTCATAGGTCAGCCTATTGAGTCAGCCTCTACTGGCGCTAACTTAACAGTCACTTTGTCTTACTGGGCTAAAGCTAGTACTGCAGGGCTTAAAATCGCGAATGAGTTCACTCAAATATTTGACCCAACTACTGGGGACCCTGACGGTACTAACCCAGTGCAAGGCATTGGTGTGTCCTCTCACGTGTTGACAACTAGTTGGCAGAAATACACAGCTACTGTTACCTTACCTCCATTAACTCCTGGGCAAGCCTATGATAACTCAACTAGTTATGTTGGTGTGATTTTTTGGTTTGACGCTAACTCTCAGTACGACAGTAGAACTAATGGGCTAGGTGCACAGACTGGGACTTTTGATATTGCACAAGTGCAAGTTGAAGCTGGTCCTACTGCTACTACTATGCAAATTAGAAGTAGAGCATTAGAACTAGCTTTATGTCAGCGATACTACCAGGAAGGTACTATTGAATGGAGAGGACTAACTGATTCTAATATCAATCAAGGGTATAGACAAACCTTGCCAGTTACGATGCGAGTTGCCCCCTCTATTGCTAAAGAGGAGATTGACATTGAAGAGAATGTAGTTTCCACTAGTTTAGTCTCCCCTAGTAGAACCTCTATTGGGATTACCAGTAGAGGCCAGACTAGTGGAGAAGCTCGAGTTCACATTAACTACAACTTGTATGCTGAACTAGCTGTCCCAGTGGACGCCTAGTCAAACAGCGCTTTAACATCATCCAGGTGGCGAGCTACTATAGCTATGCCACCTGCCTTTGTTATTTCACCAAGGTGGTGCTCTTGTAGTTTGCTGACAACTCCTGTTTTGGTTTTCCCTTCGATTGCATAGAAGTGCCCATTAATACAAGCAATAATATCTGGCACACCAGCACGATTGCTAGCAATAGTTTTGAAGACATATCCACCTCTATTAGTTATGTAGTCTTGAATTTTTTTATTTAGTTGTTGCTCAGTCATCTTTATCCCACCGTATAGCTGCCAACCTAGGTAGAAACAACGACCAGTCTCCAGTTACGGAGTCCTGAATAACAGAGTTATATCTCACCTCTACTACCTTATCTAGGTAGTCCTTGAATTGTATAGCTCGTTCTAGGTCAGTCAAGCCAGTACCAACTTTAACATTGATAGCTTTACCTTCAACGACACCAACACAAACCAAAGCCCCAACTTGCCCTTGGTACTTACCTGTACCGTCATCTACGCCTACACACTTTAGGTCTGCAGTCTTGATGGCTTTCAGCTTAACCCAGTCTTTGGACCGCTTAAAGGTATAGAGGTGGTCCAGGCTCTTCAGGATAACCCCCTCTTGGCCCTCAGCTAGGTAGGACTCAAACAGCTTATTAGCTTCCTCAGGACCTCTGAGCACGGTACACTTAGCTAGTTTGAAGTGCTTAGAAGGTAGCTTTCGGACTACCGACCTAGCTAACTCCAGTCTATCAACATAGGTATCACCGCACTTACCAGCATTAAACTCAGCTAGGGACATGGCATCAAAGATGTTAACCACCAGGCTACTTTCTAAAATACTAGCCTTATGCTGTGCTGAATTAAGCATCCCAGCCACCTTAGGTCGGTCCTCACAAGTGCCCCCTATCAAGGTAATCTCAGTGTCTAGCATAATCCCAGTAGCAGAGTCGTGCATACCTAGTTGGTACTTACAAGCGTCCAGGACTTTCCCAGCTAGTAGAGGCAGGTGCAAAGCCTTACCATTTCTAGTTCTAAACAGTACGTCCTCACCATCAAAGGTGATAACAACACGCACACCATCATACTTTAGCTGCCCAACAACTGGGTACTTAACTAGGGAAACATGCACCCCCTTAGCTAGTTGAACCTTAAATATATTGATGAGATTAGGCCAAGCTTTATTAACAGAAGTGGCAGTAACTCCACACTGCAAGTCTTTATTACAAATCAGCTTAACGAGGTCTCCATAGCCTCTACAATGGTTCTTTACCTTGCTTCTGGCAGCCATCCCAGTTAGCTCTCTACTAGACAGTAGGGATAGAACATAGGCATCTTCAGGACAGAAAGCCTTAACCTTAGCTAGGTCAATCTCTGCATCAGAAAACTTAAGCCAATAAGTTTTGTCTTGGCTGTAGGCTGCTTGAAACATCTTTTTATCATACTCATCTAGGTTAGCTAGTACTTCCTGCTTTTCTAGGGTACTAGTCGTAGCTCGAAGTGTGTTCAATATAGTGTTCATTTTTGTTCTCCATTGTGGATAATAATAATTGGGTGGCTGAGGGCATAACCTAGTATAAAAGGCCATACAAATGTCAGAGCCCCCCACATAAGAAAACTAGGTTGTAACCCTAGCTGTAGGCGCTTCCCGTAGTCCACACCTAATGTTAACATATACCCACCTAGCCAGCAGACAACTAGGGATAGGTTTTGTAGCATAAACTCAGTAATCATCTGAGTGCTCCTCTAAAGAAAGTAAAAATATAGCTGAGATTGTCAACATGGGGAACCATAGAAATAGCCACCCCACTACTAGGGTTACCCTCCACACACCCCCGTTAGGTGGCCCAGAGTTATCCTGCTTAGCTATAAGCTGACTTATGACTAAGCCTATTAGCAAGTATAACACACCTAGTAGCCCACCTAGGGACCAAGGAGAAAGAAATTCGTTCATTTTAGTTCCTCTTTTTTAAACAGCGAATCAATAAAATTGGTTTTGTTCTTCGTAACTGTAGTGTACACTTGTTCTGATACTGCTCCTTTAACAAGTATAAAGTGTACGTTGATAGGAGTCTCCCGCTTAGAGTTAGCTTGGCGTGCACGACGTTGACTATGCTTAGCAGTAGAGAAGTCCTGAGAGTACACAACTAGGTGCTCGTGCATTGACAGGTCAACACCCTCAGCATAACTAGTGGCCTGGAGAATACGAGCTTCTGAAAACCAAGCTTCTAGCTTCTCCTTCTCTGCAATATAGTTGTACATAATCACCAGCTCAGGAGTATCCCCAAACTTATCCATTATATACTTTACCTTCTCTACATTATTAAGTACTATTCTGTTGTTACCTAGTTTAGCTGTACCTCCTTCTAGCATGTGCAGACTAGTCCTAAGTTTCATTGGTGTATCACATACTAGGGGCTGACCCCTTAGCTCAACTAGTCTGTCCTTAAGCAATGTATTGTAGGTTGCTTTAGCAGGCGCATCCAACTCAATGTAATGAAGAATATCCTTAGGTTCATGCTCAAATCCTAGTTCAGCCCTAGTCCGCTTAATAAACAGGCCCTGGACGTACTGGTCTACCTCCTCTCCTTTACTTAGTTTATAAGACTCAAACTGTCTACCTGACACATACTGAATATCTGGTATACCGAAAGCCCTGTGCCAGTCATAGGCGTTCTTATAGTTTCTAAACGGACTAAAGTCACTCAGAGCTAGTTGATGATATAGCTGATGGTGGCCCTGCGCATAGGGCGTAGCCGACAAATATATGAGTGGCTTACCCTTAGTTAGCCTACGCACTTGTTTCCACATAACAGACTGCTTTGGGAATCCACTTAGATATGAGTGAGCCTCGTCTATTATCACTAAATCAAAACTAGTCTTTAACTTACCTACCTGATGGTAGTTGGTTACTGTGTAGTTCTTAGTATGAGGCCACTGAGCTAGGGTTTCATGCCACCCAGGTAGCGCAGACTTCTTAGTTATAACTAGGATGTTGTTGCAGTCCCCTAGTTCACATGCCACAAGAGCTGTTAAGGTTTTCCCTGTACGCTCCTCCATAGCCAGGTACACAATTTTATACCCAGCCAGGATTTGCACGGCAACTAACCCTAGCTCAGTTTGATGAGGGAAAGGCACCATTTGTTTAGCCATTAGCAGCTCCCTGCTTACGAAGCTCAACTAGATACAAATATTGCCACATCGCATCATCTAACGCTACATGCGGGGTTAGGGAGATACCTGGCTCAAAGCCAACTAGTGGGGGAGACTCTTCTTTTAGCGTTCTGAAACATCTATCAAGATAGAAAGGCCAAGGCAGGAGCACCCCTGCTGCTCTATATGCTGAAGCTAAGATTACATTATCGAAGCTGGCTCCGTTCCCCCACACCGCAGTTACTTCATACTGTGAGAGTAGCTGACTAAATGCAACTAGGGAGTCAACTAGGTGGGATGCACCGCTTAGGCTCTCCCGCTTAGCTTCTTCTGACTGTGTTAGCCACCAAAGAATAGTAGCTGCATCAGCCACGCCTGCTTCCATACCACTAGCTAAGGTATTAGACAAGCTAAACTGCTTTACAATACCATCAGAATCAAAGAGAACCGCTCCAATAGAAACGATGGCTGCATTAGGTCCAATGCCCATAGTCTCCAGGTCTAACATTACTTCTACTTGTTGCTTGCTCATAGCTCTACTCCTGTAAAGTCCCCTTCAGAGTCGCTAAACCCATCTTCAGACTTATATTCTAGTTCTTTAAAGTGCTCCTCAAAAGGAACAAACGTATCTCTCAGCATATACAGCAGACGGTGGTTCTCTTCATACAGTCCACCATCTAACAAGCCTAGTTCTTCGTAAACCAAGTAGACCGTATGTGCTGGAGGTAAACCTAGCTCAGCACCTTCTGCCAAGATTAGTCTTGCTTTTACATCTCCCACACGGAAGATACCTTGGATATTATCGCCAGCATCGCCAACTAACATCTGGTATGCGAGAAGCCACTGTGCGTCTAACTGAGAGGTATGTCTCGCTTCTTTATTTACAAAGTTGAAATGCCAGCCCGCTGACTGGAAATTATCCTTGTCAATCCCGATCAGCACACTTGAGCCCTGATACTTCTGGTGACAGTTGACAGCATAGTCATCAGCTTCCATGTTCTCAGAAATTAGACAACCAAACTGAAGAATAGCCCACTCAAACAAAGCTAGGTAATGAAGAGGCTTTTCTTGGGCCCGTTGGCCTTTATAAGGCTTAGTTACGGCTACCTCACGACGGATTCAGTAGGGTTTACAATGTTAGTCTGCACAAAGTCAACTAACGCTTTGCATGCACTTGGGAAGCCTCCTTCGTCGTCCTCAAATACCGCACTACATCTATAAATTGCACTATCAAAATCCACAATGCCTAGGTACAACTTAGGTAAGGCTTGAGGGGCTGCATCTTTAGGGTGAACCATTTGTTCTGCCATTTACTTTCTCCGTTAATAAAAATATATTATATCACAAGTAAAATAATAATGTTTAATTTTATTACTTCTTAATATCCCCGTCATCAGACGATAATCCGAAACCTACGTTATCATATAAGGTCAAGATTATCGTCGTGTGACGGAGATATTTAGTAGGCAGAAACCTAGTTCTGGTCTAACTCCAGGAGAAAAGCCACGTTTGTCATGAGATGAGCTAGGTGGGGTAGGCCACTGTCAGAATCATTTTGCTCTCCCCCTCGCCACGCTTCTAAGTGACGGAATGCAGCGGCAATATATCTATCCTGGTCACCTCCTCGCCAGTTGTTAGGCGCATACTTCTTAGCTCCATACGTCAGAACTTCTGCTAGTGCTTTGGTTGAACTAGTTGGGATAAGGTCATAACGTAACTTATCAGTATCAAACTTCATAAAGTCAGTCACCTCTACAGTCTCAGTTATCCCAACTAAGGAGATGTACTTTGCACAAGTTTCGCAAGGCTGATGAGTACAGTAGATGACACTAGGCACTTCATTAGGAAAGCTAGCTTTGAACCTGTCTATAGCGGCAACCTCAGCATGTACCACCTCAGCTAGGGTTTTCCCCTCAGAGTCCTCACACGTATGAGAAAAAGGATTATAGTTGGAAGCTTCAGAAAAGTGAGTCCCTTCTGCGTTGGACACAACAGCTCCAACCTTGCGTTTCTTGGCTGTGCTTTGCTTTGCTGTTGCCAATGCTAGCTTCTTAAAGCCGTCTGGAGCTAGTCTTACCCTTAGTTGAGTGGCTTCTTTTGGAGGTTCTTCTGTTGTGGAGAGCTCTTCTGTTGCCGTAGGCCATCCAAAAGACTTAAGTAACGCAGAGATGTCTACTTCCGGTCCTACGTAGTTTGGGCCCTTTCCCTCAGAGCTGTACTTCTCTCCTTTTGGGATATGCTTTTGGGACTTAGTACGGTTGCTAGTAAGAATGATGCTAAGTAGTGACACTGCACCATCAACACTATCCAGTAGTTCAACTAGGTCAGAGAAAGCATCTTGACCTAGGGTTATAAGGCCTACAAAGTTATCACTAGAGATAAGTAAAGCGGTAGGGCTGCCTCTTACTACTTTGAATACCTCGTCTGTTCTAACATCCTGTAGTTCTAAGATACCAAGCACTAAGAAAAGTATATCCCCTAGGGCATCAACACTTTCAGCTAGGCATGTAGCATTAGCCAGTTCTTGTTGCTCAGAAGCTAGGAAACCATATAGATCTGTGTGGTCAATATTTTTGATTCCTCTTACCCCGTACCATTCAAGAATGTTTTGGCTAATGCCCCTTAGCTGAGCGCTTTGGTCTTTCGTTAAATTTCTGTTCATCTTACTCTCTCATAAATAGTTAACTCGGAGCCGCCCGCAAGCAGCTCATAAGCATCAAAAAAAGACATATCGAAGGACTTCCCATGAAGTACCTCTTTATCTGTACGTACTACATACATAATGTCTGGTGGGTTAGTTCTAAAGGTACTAATACCTAGGTTTACATCCCAGTCGTCTGTAGGGTCGGTAGTCCACCCACTGACTATACCTAGCATAGAAGGAGGTAAACCACAAAACGTATTAACTGAACACAGTATCTTCTTGCCTTTAACTAGGTGCAGAAGAAAACCTTTGTCCCAACTAGGTCGAGCTGGTAAACTTCCATCTTCTCTGAGATAGAAGTTATCAGCTGACAGTAAGACAATACCAGCTGTCTGTTTACTCATGGGATTAGCTCAAACTTAATTGGTTCAGCAGGACTGTAATTAGTAATCTCAAGCATGCTAGGCTCGAAGTTAAAGACAGTTGCATCTTCACCTAGTTCCCAACTAGCTGGAACGACATCCGTAAACAGCTCAATTGGTTGACCTAGGTACTCCTCGACCTGAGGTAGGTGAGTTTGATAGACATGGCAGTCACCTAGGTGAAATGTTAGTGTACCAGGTTTTAACCCTACAGTCTGAGCCATTAACATGTTAAATACCGCAGCTAATAGCATATCAGAAGGCAGCCCAACCATTAGGTCAACAGAGCGCTGTACCCAAATCATATCTAAGGTACCTTCTGTTGTGACATACCACTGGTAAGAATAATGGCAGCATGGTAGAGCTAGCTCAGCTAGTCTATCGGGACGCCAGGCTGAGATAATATGGCGTCGCCCCTTAGGGTTTTCCATTAGACTCTTAACTACTTCAGACAGCTGGTCAACCCCATTGAAGTCTCTCCAACTAGTTCCATAGTCAATATTTAGTTTACCTGTATCATCAGCCCAGCTATCCCAGTAGTTACAGCCATTAGCTTTAAATACATCAACCGACGTAGCCCCTTGTAAGAATGAAGCTAGTTCACCAACTATGCCTTTATGGTATATCTTACGCCCAGTAATAAGGGGCAAAGAACCAAATTCCATAATATCCGTTTTAAGCATCTCACCAAAGTAACCTCTAGTAACTGCATTGCGGGTTTGTCTGTCTCTACAAGACAGCGCCTTTTTAATAATCTTTCTATAGTCTTCTTCAAATTGTGGCATCTTAAACCTCTACTGTGTAAAGGGGAAGTTCTGAACCATCTTCAAGGTCTCCCCAGTTGGACCCTACTACTACTTTAACAGGCATCGGCAAATCAGGTATTGCCAGGTGCTGTGTAACCTCTTGCCACGCAGACTGCATAGACTCAGCTAGGATATTAGCTGTAGGCTTATAGCTATCTGGGTCCGCAAGACACTCAAAAGTAAAACTATCGTGGATGAAGTTAACCTGTACTACTCCCTCAATGCCTCGCTCTTTGAGGGCTTTGTTAGTTCTGTGCATAGCTAGCTTAGCTACGTCGGCAGAGCCCCCTTGCACCGGTAGATTACAAGCATCAGTGTACAACTTAGGCTTGAACCGTCGACCTAATACCGTACGAGATGTTTCGCCGTCTCTCCAACCCCTAGTTGTGTCCTCCTGCCAACGAGTCAAAGCCGGGTACATGTGGTGCCACAGCGTAGGTGAGATTGAAATTCAAGGTTTTTGCTACCTGACGGGTTGAGTCCATAGTGTCCGCAGTAAACTGGTGAACATCAGCACCTGATCTAAACTGGTCTTCCATAGCCGTCTCGTTAGTTAAGGCACAAACATATCTTAGTTCAAGAGCAGAGAAATCAGCGTACACAAATACTTTACCTTCTTCAGCCTGAAACAACCCTTTAGTCTTACGTGGTAACTGCTGAAGATTCATGTCTTTACAGTTACCTCGCCCTGACCTAGTGGTAAAGCTAAACTTCCCATAAAGCCGTCCGTCTTCTGACTCAGCTTCAAACTTGTTAAGAAAACTAAGTAGCTTTAAAAGCTTTCTAGCTTCTTGTACGTCACGGGCTCTGTCATTACCATTAAGGGCGAAGGTGGACAGAGCTAGTCCATCTGACTCGTTTTCACCAATGTAAGGCCGTACTTGCTGCCAACTATTCACATTAATAGGCACAGCTAGTTCCTCAACTCTAGCCTCACAATCAGCCCTTAGCTCATCCAGGCGGTCCTGGCTGTATGGAAAGCCGTTTACTTGCATGTCCCACGCCCAGCCAGTTGCTACCTTATCCAGCCGATAACTAGGGTCATTGTGATGCACATTGCAAGCATCATACAGCTCAAGTAGATAGAAAACGTCTGTGGCTGCATACTGCTCTTGCTCTAACGTCAACACACCTGACCAGTCTGACTTCTGAAGGGCTTTCTTGTCCAGACCTAGGTTGATATAGGGGTCCTCACCTAATGCATACTGATAGCACAAGTCCAGTGAAAAGAACTCTTGTGTGTAGTATTTCAGCTTAGAAAGAAGAAGTGTGTCTTCCCACTTAGGTGGGTTGAATCGGAACGCCTTTTGGTCTAGCACTTGACCTAATTGGGCTTGCATAGTACTAACTTCATAGCTAGTGTTATGACAAACAAGTTGAAGGGGTTTGAGGAGTTTGAGGAAAGCACTTAGCTCTAAAATATCAGGATTAGAAACAATAATAGCTTCGTCCCAGTGACTTTGGTAGAACTGAGCTAACACCACACGCCCGTAGAAACCAACTGTCTCCACGTCAAACGCTACAGGCTTAGTCTTGTCTAGCATGCCTACCATAGACATTATGGAGGTTTTCTTGTACTTTAATTGTCTTAATTTACTCATTAGTTTAGTCTCATTTAGTTAAGGAGAGCAGTTTAACCACATGCTTAGGTGGTTACTTTGGAGAGTAACTGTTATAGTGCTACTGAAGGATGATTAGGCACATCGTCGTCTGCTTCCTCTACTTGGTTGAACTCGCCTTCACCGTCAACACCATCGAAATCGCCGTCCGCAGCTTCAAAGCCATCACCACCTTCATATTCTTTAAACTTAGTTACCTGGACCCCACCTAGGAACAACACAACACCGAAGTTAGGCTTCTGAGAGTAGACGCCCATAGTTCCAGACAACGCACCTTCTGATTCATTACCGATACGTTTACCTTTTAAATTAACTTTCTGGCCTTTAGCATTATAAACGTTAACAACTTGGGCTTTGCCATCAGGGAAGGCTGTACCAGTCCACATATTAACCAGGGAATAGCCAGTTTCTTCGCCATCAACTTCTTCAAGACGAATACCGTTAGTGGCACACTTTTTAGCTTCTTTAGGTTTGTTTTCAACCCAAAACTCTTCGATCTGTGCCACTACAGCAGCTAGCTCAGGAGAGTCATTTTTAAACCGAACTGATGCAACATAACGCATGTCTCCATTCAGTGACTCTTTACCTTCACCATCAATGAATACCCAACGAAGCCCGCCAACTGGAGTTACTAATTTCTTTTTTGCCGCCATGATCTTTACCTTTTAGTTTATAGAGGAGAAGTCCTCGCATAGCCCCCTCGTTAGAAGAGACTATACGTGCACTACTCTAGTAGTAGTTGGAGGCACTCAGTTCTTTCGGCTACTGTTAGTTCTTCTAGTAAACTAGTTAGTAGCTCAGTAGTAGCCTTAGGTCCTTTGTAAGTCTTAAGGATGTAAAGAATAGTAGAAGCCTGACCTAGTGTCCACTGCTTAGCCGCCTCTTTAGGTGACCAAACTAGGTTAGCAACCAAACTAGCTCTAAGTAGGAGGTCTTCACAACCATCAAACAAGTCCCGCTCAATCAGAGCATCAATCAAGTCAGTAGCCACCGAATAATCAAGGTTATCCAGCACACTAAACAAATCACTTTTAGTGAATAAGGGGAATGCCTCTACAGCCGCATCTACTACGTGGTCAGTAGTTAACCCGTACTGGGCAACTTGTTGGGCTATCTTAGCACATGAAAATTCAAAAAACATATTTCCTTCAGTAGGCATCTTACTTCTCCGTTGGTAGTTTGGTTAGCTCTTTAACCTTGGCCGCTTCTTCTTTTTGTAGTTCAACAAACTGGTTAGTTACTTTACAGATAATCCAGCTAAGTGGATAGCTAGTATCTTTTAAAATAGGGTTTTCTTCAACAGTTTTAACCTGCACAGTTTTATACTTGCCATCCTTAGTTGCGACAATAGCTAGGTCCCCAGGCTTGAAGATGCCAGCCCCTGCTTTATAGGTATAAGAACGATTGTCACCCCGACTAAACACGACTGCAACTAGTGCTATTTTAGTTACCATGGATTGTGTTGCTATATTGATTAGATGTTGCATTAGAAATCCTCTTTGTCTTCTGCATAACGGCGTTGCTCTTCTATAGTTAAACGCCCCATTCTTTGTCTACGTTGAGCAGCCCGTATTACAGCTGCTCTATCGTAGGTACCTCGCCGTCTAACTAGTTCAGTAACCCTAGTTAGGGAAGGTGTATTATTCTGAATCATCTTTTACCTCCAAAAATTATTTATTTATTTGATGTGTCTATTATATCAAAAATATCTAACGTTGTAAATACATATTTAACATTTAGCCTTTCTATAGAGTAGGCATTGTTTTACTGACCTAAGAAGTGAAAACCTTAGAGCTAGTACGGGACATAGCAACATACATAAGTCTAAGGTAGGTGTTAAAGTTACGAGTGGCACATCTGTCTAGGTCGGAGGTGTCTAGATATACCTCCTTATAAGTGGAGCCTTGACTCTTGTGAATGGTCTGTGCATGCCTAAAGTCAACACAACAAACGCTCGACTTGATAGCCAAGAACTTCCTCCACGCCTTACTTCGCTTCCTAGCTAGGGAATGTGCCTTGTTATTCTTCGCCCATTTGGCTGGACTAGCCTCTCCAGTCTTGAGTTTAATGGCCGTGTTAGTTGCAGCAGCCTCAGCAGCTAGTTCATCCAGCAGGTTCCTATACGCTTTATGCCCAAACACAAAAGCTATGGTGTCAACTCTACCCTCATCTAGGTTGTCAACCTCCATGAACTGTATCTCAGGTAGCTTCAGGAGGTACTCTAGCGTCTTGTACTTAGTCCCTAGCTCAAGTGCCCCCGTCACGGTTACTAGCCTCTCCACATCTTTAGGCTGAACTAGGTGGAGCATTACAACCTCATGGCGGAGGGTCACATTCCTTAGCTCGTCAAATGGGTCAGGTAGGGGCTTCCCCTCTACAGTAGCATTCAGTTCCTGCACACCTTGGTTTGTCCAAGCTAGTAGTATCTTGTCCTTGGTTGCCGAGGCTTTGTACTTCTGAACTAGATTAACCCCTCTTATTATGTTATCTGAGGACGTTATGGGCTTGGCCAGCCTTGGATTATCCATGTACTGGACTAGTCTCGTCATGACATCTAAAATGTCTGTGAGGGACGTCCTGTGGACCTTTGTTAGCTGAACTAAGTAAGGCTTCACGGGGAAGATTGGGCACTTAGAGGAAATACTCTCTAGTTGGTAGGGGTCCCCAACATACAATACCTTCATGGTATGTTGTCCCTCAACCGGCTCCTGTAGGGCGATAATATCCTGGTAGTCTCCCTCGCTCACCATAGAGTATTCGTCTACTACTAAGAGGTGAGGCCTCTCGTCGGTGCCCATTGTGACGTTTGAGTCTACATGGCGAGGTACAGTTGCGTTCTCATTAACAACTGGTCTCTTACATAGGAAACTGTGCAGCGTACGGCAGTCAGCGTTGCTAGACAGTTTGGACTGTAGTACTCTCACCGCTTTATGGGTGAACGCCACCACCGTAACCACATACCCTTCCTTAGCTAGCCATTCAACTATGTGTCGTAGCTCTGTTGTCTTACCAGTGCCTGCCCTCCCTATTATATACCCATCTAGGTGCTGGGGCTTGGTACTAGCCATTAGTAACTGTACCATCTTTAGTGCTGTCATAACTCCTCTCCTCTATTGCTCAGTGAAACCCAAGTCTTTAAATGCTTTATCCTCAACTAGGTGCTCTCGCTCCTTCATAATCTCCTGGTAGGCCATAGGTAGGAATGGTGCTGCCCACCTGACATACCCTAGGGACTTCCAACCTGTCACGTTGATCGCAATACCCTTATTCCACTTAGCTGTGAATGCCTTCTTTAGCTCCACGGCGTTACCATAGTGGTCTCCCGTTATCTTCCGAACTAATACCCTTAGAGGTTCAGTGTAGATGTAACCCCACTTAGGCATTACCTTGGGCACCCTTGCCTCCATTAGCTCCTCTGGCTCCCAGTGTCTTGGCTCCTCTAGTGTCTCCATGAAAACCAGGAACGGTTGAACGTCGTGCTCTATCATCAGGTTAACAAGCCTTAGTGATGCTGTTAGCATGTCCTCGTTAGTGCCAGTACTGCACCTCCTCACTAGGTTCTGAAGCATCGGAATGGGGTTGGACTGCTCCTCTGCCATCTCCTGCTTGTCCAGTGTGTTTGGTACTGGGGGGAGTGTGGTGGGGCAGTGACTAGCTATGTGCTTAGGAATAGCCCCTAGTTTGATGCCCTCTAGTAGATACTCTGTTAGGTACTGACCAGGCTTCAAGTTAGTGGCTTCAAACTTTAGAATCTTAGGGTCTGTGCTCAGCACATTCTTTGGAGAGATAGCAAAGAGTCTCCTGTCACCTAGTTCACCCGCATCCTCCACATACCAATACTCATTAGCCAACACAACTGGTAGAGACATTAGTTGAGTGTCATTAACAACATTCTCAAACTTCTTCTCCATGGCCATTGACTTCTCACCTGTTATTGTCTTCAGTATTTGCTTTGCTGAAGAGTACATGCGAGCGTCATAACCCTCGGTCTCAGCTAGTATCATTAGTGCCTTGTCCTCGATAAGAGGTGCCGCGAACTTACTAGTTAGCTGAGGTAGTGATGGCTTGGAGGTAGTGTTGCTTCCAAATAGGTGCTCCAAGAAGTTCCCAAGTTCACTCTTCCCTGTACCCCCTTGCCCAACTATATACACGATGACAGGTATAGCCTCTAGGTGTCTCCCGTGGTACGCCAACAGCTGAAGCATAAACTTCTTGGATGGAGCGTCCATCAGATGGTCTAGGAATAGGTGCATAGCTAGTATATAAGAGTGGTCGTTACCAGTTACATCCGGGAACAAGTGTGGATTCCTTAGAACCTGTAGCGAGAGACAAGGGGGATTCGCGTTAATAATAGTGCGGTTCCTAGCCGGGTCGAAGTGAAGCCCTCCTGGTTGCCTGACCGAACTAAGTGCTACCGCAGCCTGAAGTAAGTCAGTGACATCCCGCTTGTAGCTAGGTTTTCCTGGGGCTACGTCCTGAATGTTTAGTTGCTCAGCTAGTTTATTAACACCAGAAATCTCTACTACTGCCTCTCCTGGGGGAATCCCCGGCCACATATTAACCTGTGCGAACGTAGTAACCCCAGGCAGAATGTAGTACTGCAGCTCCTCCCCGTTCCTATTCAGAATAGATAGTGTCTTCTTGTCCCAGTGCTCGTTGTACTGCCAGATTGCCTCCCCGTTTATGGAGGCCTTCCCACTAACCATTGGATTAACAATTGTAGTTAGGAACCTAGAGGACTCGATGGGCTCATCCACCTGTGCATTAAGACAAGCCATAAAGTCAACGTACAGCTCGGGAGAGATAGAAGCGTCACTACCAGCTATGGCAGAAACAGAAGTGAAGAATGAACTAAGTCCCTCGATACTAGGGTCGTTAGGGTGCAGCCACCCCTGGTCCACGTAAACATCTGACCTAAAGGTCTTGGGGGTGAACACCTTAAATATCTTCTTTACAACCTGGCCATCGTCGGGTAGTGCCCCCATGTCCAGTTTGATGTAGGTATTATCCTGTTTAACTAGCTCAACAAACCCCTGTACCAGCGTTGCATTGTTAGTGTACCTTGAACTACTGCCTATGGAGTTAGGACTACTTGAGGGAGCCATTGCCGCCTTGGCTAGTGCCTTAACTAGGTCTACCACCGAACTAGGTGGAAGGGAGAGGTTGGCCGTGGCAGGTACTCCCACCTTAGTTCCATTGGCAGGGGTCGGGAGATACACCATTGAAGGTCTCCCACTGCTTTGCTGTAGCATTATGTCTAGCTCTAGGGTCCCCTCCTTGATTGCCACCTTCCGTACCTCAGCTAGTTCCAGGGGCAAAAGGTAAAAGATGGTGCCTCCTGCCTTCCCAACAGACCTAGTGTGGAAGTTATAGGTCGGGTCCATCGCACGAAACATGTCCCAAGGTGTCTCCGCGTCGCAGTCCAAGACTAGCAACTCAGCCTCTCCGGGCTGCTTGTCGTTAAGGGGCCCACACATTACTCCCATAAGTGGGGCTGGGGAGGTGCATTTTCTCCCATCTCCGTAGTCAGCTAACCAATTCTTAGGTAGTACAGACAGTGAAGGTGTCCCGTCCCTGTTAAAGAAGGCCTTTGTCTTACCGTCGGAGGCCCTCGCCATCTTGTGAGCTAAGAGGGGGACCGCCCTCAGCCCCATACCCAGGTAATCTCCACTAGTATAATAGTCTCCCATGTTACACCTCTATGGATTCAACTAGTGGGTCTACACCCTTCACACCGTTGTTAGCTAGTAGGGCCTCCAAGTCACGGTGGCTTTTCGTCTCTTCGAGGGTGTATAGTGCCGTGTCGACGCCCCCTGCCTCACTAGCTTGGTCCAGTGCCTCTTCAAGTTGCTTATACGAGTCAACCTTAGGTGGCTTCACGCGACTAGGTGCAAGTGGGGAAGCCTCAACCCACTTACCATAAGGGTACGTACCCCGAAACCCAACTCCGGCAGGGGCTGTCTGGAGGAGAGGACCCTGAGCTAACCAGTCAGGTCTTGTTAGTGAGGCATCCATCTCAGGGTCCATGTCAACGCGTACGATTGCCGCCGTCGAGGCGTAGCTCCAAAGGGCATCTAGCCCAACCGTCTTGTGCGCTACTGATACAGGAACTCCCATCTGAACTAGTCTAACCAGCTCATCTAGGGTACGCTTACCTATCAACCTTTTAGGCTTGTTGTTTACTCTTGTAGCCATAATCTTATACCTTATTAGAATAGAAATTCAAGGAAATAAAAAAGGTCGACCTAGGGGGGTTGTCCTCCCCAGACCGACCGAGTGGTGGCGGCTCTAACTACTTACGACGACCAGTTTTTTTGGTAGCAGGCTTACCAGCAGCCTCACCAGCAGCCTCACCAGCAGCCTCACCAGCAGCCTCACCAGCAGGCTTACCAGTAGCGGGCTCACCAGCAGCCTCAAGTACTTCACCAGTAGCCTCAAGTACTTCACCAGTAGCCTCACCAGTAGCCTCAAGTACTTCACCAGCAGCAGCTAGGTGGGTGTGTAGCTCTTCTAGTGTCTCGAAGCCAAGAGTTGTGGCCTGGATGGCTGCCTTCGCTTTCTGGATAGCTTCGCGTGCTGCTGCAATAGCTGCAGGTTTAACCTTACCAGTCTCAACATCAGTTAATAGTTGAGTCATTGCGGTCTTAGCAACAGCTTGTTGACTCGTCCAGTGACCAACACCTTCTTTACACATGGTGTTTAGCTTAGTTGCTGAGCTAGCTTTCTTACCAAACTCGACAGCTTCGGAGCCAACTAGTGGCATGAAACGTTTGAAGTAGTAGCATCTAATGGCAACAACTTCACCCTCAGCATTACGAATAACAGTTGAAGTTGAGCCACCACTTGTTGCCCCACGCTGTTTTGGTACTGCGAAAGTTTCTAGCTCAGCAAATACATCACTGATGGTCTTGTCAGCATTGGCAGCAAGAAACGCCATTATGGCAACGAATGGTTTTTTGTAACTAGTGGGAGTGTTCATAGTGCACCTTTTTAAGTTTTGGAATTGATAAATTGATAAAAAAATTCAATCTATGGGTTATAATATCACGTTTTTAGTGTCTTGTACATATTTAATTTCGGATGTTTCGTATATAATAAAGAGTAGTAAGACAGGTAGGGTGAGGTGGGGCTGACCTAGGGGCTGACCTAAGTGAGGTGGGGCTGACCTAAGTGAGGTGGGGCTGACCTAAGTGAGGTGGGGCTGACCTAGGGGTAGATTGGGTCCATAGTATGGCAGAGAATGGTTGTGATAGATTGGGGGTAGAGTTAGATAGGTTGTGATAGATTGGGAGCATGGCGAGGTATGGTTGTGATAGATTGGGAGCATGGCGGGGTATGGTTGGGACTAGATTTGGCTAACAAATGTCAACGGAGGTTTTTGGAAATATAATTCGTTTAAATTGATAACTTTATACCGTTTTTTTGAAGACTTTGTCTGTCTGTCGAAACCAAGAAAAAACGACAAAAAGCGGAAAACGGGGCGAAAAAAACATCCCTTCCAAATCAAGGTGTTAGGAGAAAAAACGTGATTTTTTTATTAACAGACGTTTTTC